GGGGTTGGTCAAGATTAGGGTTTAAAGCATATGAAATGGGAAAAGAAAAGTGGATGGGGGAAGCTGTAGATGTAGTATGGCTAGATGAAGAACCACCACCAGCAATATATAGCCAAGCATTAACAAGAACTGCAGATAGAGCTGGGCTAGTTTTTATGACCTTTACTCCAGAAAACGGAATGACAGAAACAGTAGCACAATTTGTAAATAATTTAAAACCAGGGCAAGCATTAATACAAGCTGGGTGGGATGATGCACCTCATATGACAAAAGATGTAAGAGAGCAGATATTAGCTGCTTTGCCACCACACGAAAGAAAAATGAGGGAGCAAGGTATACCACAACTAGGTTCTGGTCTTGTATTTCCTATTGCAGAAGAAGATATTATATGCGACCCAATAGATATTCCTACTTACTGGCCGAGATTATGTGGTATTGATTTTGGTTGGAATCACCCTACTGCAGCAGTTTGGATTGCATGGGATAGAGATTCAGATATAGCATATGTTTATGATAGCTATGCTATGCGACAAGAAGCTGTGCCTATTCATGCAAGTGCAATTAAAAGCCGAGGAAACTGGATACCTGTTATCTGGCCCATGGATGGTAGACAAGCAGATAAAGGTTCTGGTAAATCGCTTACAGAACAGTATAGACAAGAAGGATGCAATATGTTAAGAGAACATTTTACTAATCCACCAAGTCAAGGACAGAAAGATGGTACAGGTGGAAACTCAGTTGAAGCTGGAATACAAGAGATGTATACTCGTATGCAGACAAAAAGATTGAAAATATTTAAAAACCAAGATAAACTATTACAAGAACTGCGTATGTATCATCGTAAAGACGGAAAAATTGTACCAATCAATGACGATGTTATTTCTGCAATGAGATATTGTGTTATGTCATTAAGAAAAGCTAGGATTAAAAATTACGAACCTACTTATATACAAGCAGAATCTGAATTTAATGTTTTTGCATAGGAGATTATAATGCCAAAAAAGAAAGGAAAAAAGAGAGGATACTAATGGGTGGAGTATTTAGTGCAGTAGCAAGTGTTTTTAAAGGAGTTGGTAAAGCTGTTTCTGGTCGTAAAAAGAAAAAACAAATAGCCAAGCCAGTAGAAACAATATACAAAGAAGCTGAAAGTGCAGGTAGTGTAGCTAGAAGAAAAGCAGCTGCAGCATTAGGTTCAGGTTATGGAGCAGGACAACAGACTATAATGACTGGAGTTGGTGGAATAGAAGATGCTGCCAGAACAGGCAAAACTTTACTTGGTGGTGGTTAATGATAGAAGTAGTTTCCACTCCAGAATGGAAAGACAGATGTTACGAGTGGATTAAGCCCAAAGCACATTTATATTCTGATAATGAAAAATTTTCTTATATAGGAATAATAGAAGATGAAAAAATATTAGGAGTTATTTTGTTTTCAGATTATGATGGTAACAATATTTTTGTTCATGTAGCACTTGATACTCCAAGAGCTTGTCAAAGAAAAATTATTAAATTAATGTTTGATTATATATTCAATCAAGCAAAATGTGGCAGAGCCACAGCAACTTGTAACAACAGTAATGAAAGAATTAAAAAATTAATTGAAGGTGTTGGGTTTGAGAAAGAAGGTCTTATGAGAAACGCAATGCAAATAGATGATACATATGTAGACGCAGCAGTTTACGGAATGTTAAAGGAGAATTGCAAATGGGTATGAAACCAAAAATGCCAGCACCACCACCAGTAGATACAACTTTAGAAGCAAAAAGAAGAGAAGAAGAAGCAAAATTAGAAGCTGAAAAACAAAAAGCATTACAAACAAGGAAAGCAGGTCGAGCTGGAACTATTCTTACAGGTGGTCAAGGAGTAACTGAAGAAGCATCAGTTGGCAAGACTATACTCGGTGGTAGTTCGGGAACAACATATTGATGGAAGAAAAATTTAATTATATTAAAAAACGATTAAACCAAATGGAAAATGCTAGAGGTACTTGGGAAGACCATTGGCAAGAAATACTTGACTATGTAATGCCAAGAAAAGCAGATATAACTACTCATAGAAGTAAGGGAGAAAAAAGGTCTGAAATATTATTTGATTCAACAGCTATTACTGCTAGTAATTTACTTGCAGCTTCTTTACAAGGTACATTAACATCACCATCATTACAATGGTTTTCTATAAAAGTTAGAAGCGAAGAGCTAATGAGAGATAGAGAAGTTCAGCTATGGTTAGAAGATTCAGCTAAAAGAATGTATAACCTGTTTAATGAAAGCAATTTCAATACAGAAGTGCACGAAATGTATCTCGACCTTGTTACCATTGGTACTGGTGCATTGTTTGTAGAAGAAGGTAGTAAGGGCTTTGAAGAATCCAAAATACATTTTAACACAATGCACATTGCTGAATATTATATACAGGAAAATACTGCTGGTTATGTAGATACACTTTATAGAAAATATAAATTATCTGCTCGACAAGCTGTTCAAGAATTTGGCGAAGATAACCTTGGTGAAAAAGTTTTAAAAGCTGCAAAAGAAAAACCAGATAAGATGTTTAATTTTATTCATGCCGTTGAGCCACTTGAAGATTATGAAAGAGCAATGGGCAAGGGTGCAACAAAGTTACCATTTCATTCATGTCATGTATGCGAAGACGATAAAATGGTTGTTAGAGCAGGTGGTTACAATGAGTTTCCTTATCTTGTACCTAGATGGTCTAAAGCAACAGGTGAAATATTTGGTCGTTCACCATCTTACAATGCATTACCAGATATAAAAACATTAAACAAAGCTGTAGAAATTGGACTTAAAGCATGGGCAAAAGCTATTGACCCACCATTGTTAGTACAAGATGATGGAGTTATTGGCAAAGTAAGAATGACACCTGGTGGTATTACTGTAGTAAGAAATGATGCAGCAATTAAACCTTTACAGATTGGAAGCAACTGGCAAATAACAGATTTAAAAGAAAACCAATTAAGAACGGCAATACGACAAGCATATTATTCTGACCAACTACAATTACAAGATGGTCCACAAATGACAGCTACAGAAGTACAAGTTAGATATGAGCTTATGCAAAGACTGCTTGGACCAACACTTGGTAGATTCCAATCAGAATTTTTAAATCCACTTATTGAAAGAGTATTCGGTATTATGTTTAGAGCAGGAGGTTTCTTACCTGCACCAGAAATAATTGAAGGTCAATCTATAGATGTAGAATATGTTGGACCTTTAGCTCGTTCTCAACGAATGGAAGAAGCAACTGCTGTAGAAAGATTATATCAATTAGCTATGCAAATAGTTCAACTTGACCCAAATATTATGGATGTAATAGACCATGATAAAGCTATAAGAGCTAGAGCTGGGTTGTTAGGAGTTCCTAAGTCTGTGTTGCGAGGTGAAGGTGAAGTTGCTGAATTAAGAGAAGCAAGAGCACAACAGCAACAAATGCAACAAGAGATAATGATGGCACAGCAACAAGCCGATATAGCAGCAAAACAAAGTAAAACAGCAACAGAAATGGCCAAACCTGAAACCAAAGAAGTTGTTGATGAAGCTACAGAAGTTGCTGAAGAAGAAGGTTTAATGTAATGATAGAAGATGCCGACAAGCAACTAAAGCAATTAGAAGGAGATTATATAACCACTTTTAGTACAAAAGAGGGTGAAAGAGTTTTAGCTGATTTAGAATCAGCTTATTACCATAGGAGTTCTTTTAGTAAAGACCCTTATGAAACTGCTTTTAACGAGGGGAGTAGAGCAGTAATTGTCAGAATAAAAAATCTAATAAAAGGAGGATAAATAAATGTCTGACGAACAAATGACCACCGAGTCACAAGATAACCCAGAAACAACTGACCAAAGTTCAGGTTCTGTTTTAGGGTCTGGTACAGTAGGTGATAATCAAAACTGGAGGGATACTCTACCCGAAGAATTGAAAAACGACCCTACTCTACAAAATATTAATGATGTTGAATCACTAGCAAAAACTGCTGTGCATCAACAAAAAATGATAGGCAGCAGAATACCTTTGCCTAAGAATGAAGAGGAGAAGGCAGAACTTTACAGTAAGTTAGGTAGACCAGAAGAACCTAATAAATACGAAGTTGATGTTCCACAGGATTATCAGCAGTATTTTAGAGAAGAAGGAATAAATGAGTTTAAAAATGTAGCTCACAAAATTGGTCTTAATAACGAACAAGTAAAAGCTCTTATGGATTTTCAAATTGCTCAAATAAACCACGAAGTTGAAAATCAAGGCAATAATCTTAATGTTCAACGAGAAGAAGTGGAGCAAACTCTTAAACAAGAATGGGGATTTGATTACGACAAAAATGTAAGAGCAGCACAGAGAGCATTGCAAGTTTATGGTGATGAAGATATGTTAGAGCTTATGAACACAGAAGCAGGGAATCATCCTGCATTGATAAGAATGTTTGCAAAACTTGGTTCAGAAGTTACTGAAGATATGGCTAAGAATACTCAAAACAATAGATTAGCAGTATCTCCGATTGATGCAAAACAAGAGATTGAGCAAATCATGAGTGACACTAAAGGTCCATACTTTGATGCTAACCATAAAGACCATAAAGCAACTGTTGAAAAAATGCGACAACTACATGAAAAAGCATTTGGCAATAGTTAGTTTTTTATGATATAATTTGCGTACCAAGTTCGCCCTATTAGGATAACGAATCGGTAGCCGTATGTGGCTATAAAACATAGGTTTCCCTTTTTGGACAAAGACCGATTTAAAAATTTATTTTAATAGGAGGACTGAATTATGTCAGTACAAATAACTACTGCCTTTGTTGAGCAGTATAAAAGTAATGTTTTTCATCTGGCACAGCAAAAAGGTTCAAGACTTAGAGATGCTGCTAGAACAGAAACAGTAACTGGAAAATCACATTTCTTTGAAAGAATTGGAGCTACAGCTGCACAGAAGAGAACATCAAGACATGGTGATACACCTCGTATGGATACACCACATTCCAGACGAAAAGTGTCACTTGACGATTATGACTGGGCAGATCTTATAGATCAAGAAGATAAAGTAAGACTGCTTATTAGCCCTCAATCCGAGTACGCATTAGCAGGTGCTTGGGCTATGGGTAGAGCAATGGATGATGCATTGATTGCTGCTGCTACTGGAACAGCTTATGGTGGAGTAGCTGGTGGAACATCAGTTTCATTACCATCAAGCAATAAAGTAGCACATGCTTCTGGTGGACTTACATTGGCTAAATTACTTTCTGCAAAAGAAATAATTGATGCTAGTGATGTAGACCCAGAAGAACCACGATTTGTAATATGTGCAGCAGGTCAAATTGCCGATTTGCTAAATGTAACACAGGTCACTTCTGCTGATTACAATACTGTCAAAGCATTGGCACAAGGAGAAATTGATACTTATCTAGGATGTAAGTTTATCCGTTCCCAAAGATTAGGGTTGGATAGCAACAGTCATAGACAAGTATTAATGTTTACACAATCAGCATTAGGTCTTGCTGTTGGAGCAGATATTCAAACTAAAATATCTGAAAGAGCAGATAAGAACTATGCAACACAAGTATTCCTATCCATGTCTATCGGTGCAACTCGTATCGAAGAAGAAAAAATGGTGGAAATTGCCTGTACAGAATAAAATTAATTAAAGGAGAGTGAAAAACAATGGCAACAGCAAAAAGTGTAGAAGTTACAAATCTTGACACAACACCTAGAACACTCCTGGAAGCAGGTAGTGGACACGGGAAAATGCGTGTGTTTATGGATACTATTGCAGCTGGTACTGGCGATATTGATAATAATGATGTTATCATGTTCGCTGAAATACCTTCAAATTCTAAAATAGTTAGTATCGTAGTATACAATGACGATTTAGATAGTGGTGGTTCACCATCATTAACTACAAATGCAGGTTTATACAACGGACAAACTACATTTACAGATACAGATGCTTCATCTACTTCTTACGCAGCAGCAGCTGTACTTGATGAAGATTGTTATGCATCAGCTATAACAACTTTACAAGCAGCTAATACAAGCGGTGTAGAATTAGCTTATGAAGCTAGAAATGTAAATGCAGTCGCTAATTTTGTTTGGGAAGATGGTGGTCTAAGTTCAGACCCAGGTGTTCCTTTACGAGTAGCATTTACAATATCTGCAGATGCTGCAACAGCAGCAGCTGGTGATATTACTACAGTAGTAACATATGTTGTAGATTAGTAACGAAAACAACAAAAGTAGGGGTGATATATTGAATTATGTCATCCCTACGAGTATTATAAAGTTATGGCAACAGAAGTATCAATTTGTTCAAATGCTCTGCGTATTTTAGGAGATGATCCTATTACATCATTAACTGATGATACAGAAAGAGCAAGACTATGTAATTCATTATATGAACCAGCAAGAGATGCTGTACTTAGATCACATCCTTGGAATTTTGCGATAACCAGGGCTACTCTAGGACAGCTTTCAACAACACCAGCATATGAATATGCATATCAATACTCACTTCCGACAGATCCTTACTGTTTAAGGGTTTTATCTATGGAGTACCAAGATTACGTGTTTAAAATAGAACATTTAGCAGGAACAGGAAGGGTTTTGTTGACTGACGAAGGAACAGCAAAAATATTATATATAGCAAAAGTTAGTGATACAGCTCAATTTGATTCTTTGTTTGTAGATACATTAACGGCAAAAATGGCTTTGGAACTATCATTTCCAGTAACTAATAGTGTAACTTTACAGGCACAAATGCAGAAACTTTATCAACTCAAACTTTCTGAAGCTCGTAGTATTGATGGACAAGAAGGATTTATGGACGACTTGGTTTCTGATACACTAACGGACTTTAGAAAATAATGGCAAAATCAACAGCAACATCAGACGGAACAGTAGTACATCCTTTTCAATCAAATTTTACAGCAGGAGAAATAACTCCTAAATTAGCTGGGCATATAGACTTTAATAAGTATGCTAATGGTCTTGAAACTTTAGAAAATATGACAACTTTTCCACAAGGAGGAGTAACACGAAGAAGTGGAACTAGATTTGTTTGTGAAGTAAAAGATTCTTCGGCAGTAACTCGATTGATTCCTTTTGAATTTAGTGTAACACAATCATATGTTTTAGAGTTTGGAGCTAGTTATATAAGGTTCTATAAAGATAATGGACAAATAGTAGAATCTGATGTAACTATTTCTGGGATAACACAAGCAAGTCCAGCAGTAGTAACAGCAAGTTCACATGGATATAGCAATGGCGACCATGTATGGATTAATAATGTTGTTGGTATGACAGAAGTAAACGGAAGAAGATATACTGTAGCGAATAAAACAACCAACACATTTGAATTATCTGGTGTAAATTCTAGTAGTTATACAGCATATAGTTCAAATGGAGATGGACAAAAAGTTTATGAGATAGCGACTCCATACACAGCAGCACAAGTTTTTGATTTAAGATTTACACAATCTGCAGATGTAATGTATATAGTGCATCCCTCCCATGAGCCAGAAAAACTAACAAGAACAGGGCATACTTCGTGGACACTATCAGATGTAGATTTTGGAACAACTGGTCCATATTTGGATGCTAGTACAAGTAGCACTACTTTAACTCCTGCATCTTCTGCAGTAGGCACGGGTGTAAATATAACTGCATCAGCAACAACAGGGATAAATGATGGAGATGGTTGGCAAACTACAGATGTAGGTCGAATTTTAAAATTCAATAGTGGTGAAGCTAAAATTACTGCAAGGACTAATACAACAGTTGTAGTTGTTACTATTACAAAAGCATTTGCTAGTACAGCTGGAACTACAGGTTGGCAATTAGGAGCTTGGTCTGACACAACAGGTTTTCCACAAACAGTATCTTTTTTTGAACAACGATTAGTTTTTGGTGGCTCAACAGATTTTCCACAAACCATATGGGCATCTGAATCTGGTAACTATGAAAGTTTTGATGTAGGAGATGCTGGTGCATCAGATGCGTTTATTTATACTATTGCAGCTAATAGAGTTAATTTAATTAGATGGTTAGCACCTATTAGAGATTTGATGATAGGTACAGCAGGTGGGGAATTTAGAGTTGATAGACCTGTCGGTGAACCATTAAAACCAACTAATGTAAATATTAAACAAGAAACTACATATGGAGGATATACAGCACAACCTATGCAAATTGGTCCTAGTGTTTTGTTTGTTCAAAGACAACAACGAAGAGTAAGAGAGTTAGGATACAGTTTTCAAAATGATGCTTATGTTGCTCCAGATTTAACATTACTTGCAGAACATATAACAGAAGGTGGCATAATAGATGTAGATTGGTCACAAGAACCTAATGAAATATATTATGCAGTAAGAAATGATGGAACATTGCTAGGCATGACTTATCAAAGAGAACAAGATGTTATTGCTTGGCATAGGCATATTATAGGTGGTAAAGCAGCAAATTGTACAATTACACTTACAGATTATGCAAATATTCAAACAGGAACGAAACTAAAATTTACAAAAT